AGAAACCCAATATACCAGATATCAGAAGTTTCCTCGATAACTGTCTCCCCGAATTTGTGGTCTTGCTGTCGGCATTGAACATGGTGCCAGGCGGTTCAGAAGCCTGGGAAACTTACGGCGACAAGACACTGCTTGATGTTCTCATTCGGAAATTCCACAGCTACATCGTTTCGTGGGCATCCAATTCATTTGATCATTTCGTCGACTGGATAGTTGGGCTCGCCCAGAATTCGCACCCATTTGAAGCTTTCTTCGGTTTGGACGTTCTTTCGTTCAAAGTCACCTACTTGTTGAAAGCTTGGTTGAATCGGCTCAAGGACTACCTGAAGCGGCGATTTTTAAACACCGTTGTCACTTGGAAGAACGGGTACTCGAACGGTTATTCACACAACGCGCACGAATGGAAGAAATGGGCAACACAACGAGTCTACCAAGACAACGAGATTCGAATCGCGTCTGAGGTGGTCAGTCGATACGGCGAGATGAACATCATTCGATTCTGGCGTTGCGACCGAAATGACACAATCGTTCACGCACCTGCACCCCCGAAACACCTCGAGACAATGCGAATTTGGGATTGGAACGCAACCATCAAGAATTCGCCTCTCTTTTCTCAAGGAATCGTGAATCCAATCTGGACCACCTGTCTAGTTACAGATTTCTACGAGGTGTATTCCTGGGCGATTGCCGAACCGAGCGAGTCATTGGATTTCTCAGTGGTGGCAACAGCGTGTAACCGCACGAGACGAGGTCTTTCGTTGGTTTCAAACGTCACACACAAAGGTCTGTCTGTCCGAGATGCAGCACTCTCAAACTTCGCTCTCAACGTCTATTTGCAAGTTCATCGTGACCTCAACATCATTCAAGACGTCGAGGAGGCAAAGAAAGTCTGGACTTCAGACGTCACGATCTTCGAAAGGGTGTTGCGAACAGTGGCCTCCGGCATGCTTATCTTGGCTACCGGCGGTCTTGTCATTCCTGCCAAAGCCATTCTAGCCTGGCTGATGACAAAAGAGCAAAGACACGAATTCGTTGAGAAGAGACCTGCGCCCGAAACCATCATCGAGAGGATCCGTACGAAGACCAAAGTCGAACGCTTACCAGAACAAACAGTTGACATTGTCTTGGAAACTATTCAAGAAGATCCTGCCTCGTCCTGTTTGGTTTGTTCTCTAATCAGAGACGGCGATGTAACTGGTCAAACTTTCGTCGCAGACCGTTGTACGCACGATGCCAAGGAAATCTCCTTCGGCATGGACCTAAGTGCTTGCGCCGCGGCTCGTTCCTTGGTGAGTGAATCCATCGACTTCCATCGACCTTTTGTGGGCGGAGCTTCCTTAGACGGTGCCCGAAAGTTTGAATCGTTCATTTCAACTGGCATGTCTACCGGGTTGGAACACAGTGCCACTTTCCATTACATCTTGGGAGGTCCAGGCACCGGCAAATCCTTCATCGCCAGAGCACTGATGTACAAGTTGGAGACCATGGGTTACAGCACCTTGATGTACCTTCCTTTGGCCAATCTAAAGGCAGACTACGACAAAGCAACCATGTCAGACGGAAAGATGCACAAATTTGCCGCCGACACCTGGTTCTCAACGTCCCGCACTGGAAACGTCGACATTCTATTTGTTGATGAATTCACCCTGGTCGACTCCGTTCATTTCCAAGCCTACGTCAATTACGCGAAACCGAAACACATTTTCCTCGTTGGAGACGAAAAGCAACAACACAAGTCTCCAGATGTCTCTGTTAACCCAGGCCTCGCAGAAGCGTCCTACTGGCGAGACATTCGGGATTCTTGTTCTGTCCATGAGCTCCAACGCAATTTCCGATTCAAAGGAAAAGGAGCCGCATTCCGAGTCAAGTGGCTAAACAAAAAGTTTGGCTATCGGATGTACACCATGGAGACAGACATGTCTGGTTTCGAGCATGTTTCAAGAGATGCATATCTCCACATGCAAGAAAAACCGGCGGAACATTTCGTTTTTGCTCACGAGACCAGTCAAACATGTTTCGGCACACCGAGTGGGCCCGGACAAGCACAAGAGAATCATTCGGTCTACGCTAGTCAAGGAAGGACCGTAGAGACCAGCGCCATTGCGGTTTTTGATGCAGATGTCGCGGGCTTCGGGCGTCACGGGTCTATCATTGTTGCTCTCACTCGTTCCAAAGAGATGCCTCTGTTGATCGAACACACCGCCAATTCCGACGTCTTCACTGACTTCATTCTCCAATCAGGAATCAAGGACGATCTGTCACAAGAGGTTTGGCCAACTGTCAAATCGCCAGTGGCCTCATTGGAAGCCTTAACTCCAGAGCGGAAACTCGTGAATGACAAGTTGTTGACCGTTGACCTCAAACCCATTGACCCGATGACGGAAGAACCAAAGACGAAAATCGTATTTGAGACCACCGAACCGGAGAAGAAGATGATGGATTTGGCGGTTCTAGAATGGGTGTTGCCATTCTTTGAAACGTGTACGTATGACGCCTTACCTTTTGAGCACCGCATCGACTATCTCCGAGAGGTCTTCTGGCCCATCGCGGAGAAATCTCCGTACATGACGCGTGCGCCAGATGGATCATGGGAGTGGACTGGATCGAAAAAGCTCAAGCATCGTCCAGACAAGAGTCGATACATCGAATGGCTGGAGAGTAGAGGCATAGCTTTCGTAGAAGTGGAAGGCTCAAAGAAGGAGCGCAAAGTCAAAGTGCACACAGGTCTGCAAGATCCATATGACCTCGTTCTTTACTTCACCACCAGTCATGTCGAGCGCAAGGAGAAGAGTTGGTTGCCTAAGATCAAGATCTCAAGAGACCCCGAGAGACCCCAAAATTGGGAGTATCTTGATCTTTGGCTCGTTTCACCGACTGGTCGAACCTATGGAGAATACTTCTATGGTCCCGACTACGTTCAGGTGGCACCTGGAGTAGGAGCCACCCAACCCGATTGGCGCAATTTAGGGTCATGCGCACCACGTTTGAAATCGTACAATTCGAAGCTTGGGGAAAGGCAACGTCAACCGCCTTCAATCAAAAGAGTGCTGAATCCCGACATCCCTTCCGAATTCACCACCTTTGCTGCTTGTCCAAAATCGCAATGGATCGACAACAGTAAGGAGGTGGAAAAGAGGTTTTTATCGGAACCTCGACACAAAGGGAAGATTCGATTCGGAAAAGACAACTATCGATTCGCACACTTGATTGATGGAAGTGGAGGAGTAGGCAGTGTTGGTTTAACCCGTCCGTCCGCCTTAGGAGCAACCTTACCGCCACCGCGAGATTTTAAAGACAATTTCAGTCTGAACTTCTCAAACACTTTCTTCGCGAGGACGAAAGGAGGAAAGATCACACGGAAAGAAAGAGATGCTCAAAGATCTTTGCTCCCAGGAGCAGGCAACACGTTCACCGGCGGGGTCAATGAAACCTTAAGAGGTCTACAAAGAGTTTGCGGACAACGACCAGGTAAAGGTTTGTCGGCCGAAGGTTTTGAATTCTTCCAACAATCGATGATTGAAGCACACCGAGCATGTCATCAAGCGGTCGCCATTGAACAATTGGATGTTGACCGAGTTCTTCACAACTTTTGGAAAGACGCTGACACCCGCAATTACCTTGGACGTGCCATGGCCGAACGGAAGAAGCATTCGAATATCTTGTTGAAGAGAGTCACCAACAAGAAACAATACAAACCTCCGAAAGACCAAAAAATCAACAATCTCAAGACCGCACAAACGATCACGACCACCTCTCCTTATTGGAACCTTATGCATGGAGCAGCCATGCGGGTTGTCAATTTGGTGTTCAAGAAGAGTCTAAAACCGGATGTCTTCTACGATTCGTATGAACCAGCTTCGGCTTTTAAAGACCGATTGAGCAAGGCAGTACAAGCTTTGCCCGCTGGTGTCCAATATGGAATCGTAGACGGTGAGGAATTCGATGCAGGGCAGACACATGGAACAATGGTGGCGGAAATGATCCATCGTCGCCTAAGTTCCATCAACGAACAGTTCGTCCAATCATACTATCGAATTCGACAACCTGGTCGCTTTGTCTTTTCCGGCATTTGCGGAGGGCGGACTGACTACGAGAAGGGTTCGGGTTTTTCCGATACCCTGCTCGGCAACACCACACTCGAACAAATGGTCGGACACAACGCCATCTTGGGAGAAGGTCCACGTGTGTTGGCTTTGAAAGGAGACGACTTCTTGAAGGTCCAATTCAACCTACGACGAAATGACGATTTCGTAAAGAAACTTGAACGCTATTCAAATCTCAAGCTGAAAGTAGACATCAGCACGAAAGGCGGCGAGTTCATAGGTTGTACGATCGGCAAGGAAGGTATGTACACATCAATTCCACGTGTAGCTCTCAAAGCAGTCGGTGCTTCGTTCAGATCCTACAAGCACTTCACCGAGTATCAAAAGTCTCTACGCGAAGCAATCAAGGAGATGAAAGATCAAGGTTTGACCGAGACGATGATCGCCAACGCCGCTTCCATGAACATCTCCATCTCGACGGTTGAAACTTGTTTCGCAATCGCGGAAAGTATTTCGCATTGTAATGAGGAAACATTCGAACGTCATTTCAAGAAGAGAAAAGATCAAATGCCTCCTCTTCCAAAGTTCGACCAAGGGATCGACATGTATACATTCAACACCTTCTCTCACTAGGGAGGGGACGGGCTAGTCACCAATCGTTTAAGCTAAGATGACTATAAATTCGGCCGAAAAGCTTCTCAACAAGGATTAAACCTGTTGAAAAATTTTTCTCTTCTCTTATGTTCCACTGACTTTGTACGAAACTCACTCGCACCGGAATATTAACTTTCTTTATGTCATCACTTTTCAGCTTGGGCAGAAAATTAGAAAAATTGAAAACAGATCAAGCACTGAAAGCATCCACCTCGACCACCACCGATCCTAGTCAGGACGTCATTGACGAACTCACAAAACTTGTAGACGAAATCTCAACTAAGCAGTACGGCTCAGTGAGATGGCACCCAGACGTGGAAGAGGCAGAGGCGGCGCGCGAGGTGGCAAAGGCAAAGGCCGCAATGAGGAGCGAGGAAGAAGACAACTGGAGCGAGACGTCGACAACCTTTCTCGAGCAGTTGCTAGTCTCGCAATTCGGCCCACTGGGCGGTCCACTCGTTCTCGCAGTCGGTCGCGTAATCGTGTCGCTAGTGCGAATCGAAATAGGAGCATTGCTCCTGGGCGCAGCGATCTCGATAGCGTTGAAAGAGCCCTTCACGAGTTTTCTTTGGCCAGCGCACTTGGTGTGTCTGGCACTCGTCCTCTGCACCCTTTAGAGGCGGGAGCGAAAGCCATCACTTCGCCGAAAGCTACGATGGGAACTCAATTCATCTACATGTGGAACGATATGGGAGCGCAGTCACAATTGACAACACTCGTCAAACCAGCCAAATACAAACGATTCGTTTCCATGACAATGGTTGTCGACACCAACGTCTTGTCTCAATGTATTGGAACCATTCGTTTTGTCGCTTGTGCCAACTATGCTGAGGCGGTGACCGCGAATACAATCGGAAACATCCAAAAGCTCAATGAGCATAAGTGTTTTCCGATATCTTCCTTGAAGTCTTCGCATGTCTTCAAATACGACATCGAGACAGGAGAGAAAATGAACTGGACAGACTGGCAAAGTCTGCCAGTCATCGCCATCGTTCTCGACATCCAAGGCCGTCAACCGACAATCAGTGATGCCAGTCAGATCCATTTCACCAACTACACTTTGGCTTACTACAAATAACTCACTCACGTGAATAAAGAACACACTCGAGAGGTTTTCTCCGAGTCGCGAGCGTCGCCTCGTCCAACTAAAGGTTGGTTCAACGACACCACGTGCCAGTTCGAAGTGAGTTTTCGGTAACACTGTAAGAGTTTCAAGGTTCTCTTAAGCACAATCCAGCTAACATTTCTGCAC